TATTTTTACCTTCAGCAAATACTTTAAATCTTGATATAGCTTCTTGAAACCTTTTTTCATAATTAACCATAATATCTGGCTCACCTTTCATAAAAGTATAAGCTTCTACTAAAGACCCATACAATAAACAATCTGGTCCATTTGTACCTATATAACTTGTTCCATCACCACTTGTCGTTATAGATGTTGGCGTATATTCATAATGAAGTTCTGCAGTAAAATTTGCATTTGGTGTAGGTGCAACAATAAAACTATCTTCATCAAATCTAGCATAATATTTTGGCACACCTGTTGTAGAACTATCAGGATAAGCTTCTCTTATAAAAGCTACATCTTTAAATAGTAAATACTCATAACCACTATTATCTACAGCTAAAGAATGTGATGATAAAAAGTCAGTAGGGGTAGATAAATATTGATTACCTGATGTTAAAGTTCCTGTAACATTTTTTCTAAATACTGGAAGCGATACAAGTTTTTGTATTCTATCTTCTGTATTAACTATAAATTCATCTAAATTATTTACAAAAGTAGTTTCTGTATTATTAGTATAATCTTGTATAGCTGTTTTTAATGTTGTAAATGTCCAAGCCATTATCCTGTACTCACTTTAACTTTCCCAATTTTTGTTCTTAATACCATTCCTGTTCCTGATACAGGATCAAATCCATAATATTCAGTAGATGATTTTCTGCCTCTATCAGGTCTTGGATTAAATAATGATTGATTATCGGATGAATCTACCTCACCAATTTTTAATTGTGGATGATCAATATCAAAACATTCAGGACAAACTCTTAATCCATTACGAATACTATCTTGTATTTCATATTTTAAATCTTGTAACTTATAAGTAAATCCACATCTATCACAATCGCCTAAAGCTTTTTTACCTACTGCGTAACTCATCTATATAAATTTATATCTGGAACAAATTTAACTGGTGCTCTTTCTCTATCAGCATCGCTAACATCATTCCAAAGCTCATCATATCTTTGCTTAATCATAGCTACTCTATTTTGTGCTTCAGGTATTTTACAAGCTAAGTTATAAGCTAAAGCATATGTTAGACATGGTAAATATCTACTAGGTACATCTGCATTGTTACTTGCAACATTACCAGCATCCTCTATTCTTTTAATGTAGTCATATACTAATGTGTAAGTTTCTGCAGAATCAGGTGTTGCCCATAATACAATGCTATTAGAGCTTGTGCCTTTATCAATAAAAAATTGTGTTGGCTTAGATTGTAATAGTTTACTTGCTTGATGATTATATTCTGTTCTTGATATTCTGTTTAATCTTTGATCAAACTGTTTATCTGTATCACCTGCATCTGTTCTTATAAAAGCATCTACTACTTCTAGAGCACTAGATTCTAAAGTATATGAACTAGTACCAGCAGTAAGTGTCTGAGTAGCTTGTTCTATCTTCCAAAGATTTAATCCTTTATTTTGCCACTCTAAGAAAATAAGATTAAGAGCTCTTTTAGCTCCTCTATAGTCATAACCAGAACGCAATTCACTACCACATAGATCATAAGCTTCTTCCATAATATCGCCTAAATCTAGTGTAAATGCTGTTGTTCCACTTGTTGCCATTATTTACCTTCTTTTTTTCTTATTGCTTCTTTGCCTTGTTTGGCGATTTTTGCTTGTTCTGTTTTACCTGCAACTTTTGCTCTTTGTTCCAACACAGTAAGGATTTGGATTTTTCTAGCAAAAGGTTTGTTAATTCTTTTAACTTTAGCCACAGTTCTACGAGCATCTGCTGGAGTTCTGAAAGCAATGCTAACAGTGTCTTTTGGATTTTCATCAGTATATAATCTCCTCCCACTACCTTTGGGTTTTTTTCCTGTTCCTACTTTAGGGTCTCTACGTTTTCTCAATTAACACTTCCACCTTCTACGAGCCTGTCTAATTCTTGAATTAGGATCATTTCTAGTTTTAGCTGAACTACGTTTAAGTTGTCCTAAAGACCTTGCACAATAAGATTTTCTACGTTTTGCTGCCTTACTACCTTTCTTAACTTTACCTGTTACTGCTGTTTTTAACTTAGAACCAGGATTTAATCGCCTATAGGCTTTAACTCCTGCCTTAGTCATACCAGCACCAGACTTAGTAGATCGAAAGTTTTTTTTATTTCTAGGCGGCATCTTCGCCTGTTTTCTCATTGGCATATTAGTTATTAAGACTTCTTACCACCTTTCTTGCCACCTTTAGTGCCACCTTTAGTATTCATAACTCGTTTACCACCTTTCATGCCACCTTTAGTAGACATTTTACTTCTCATAGGTTTTTTGCCCATAGCTTCAACTTTTCTACCACCAGCATAACCTCTATTTTCCATAGGTTTGTCATTAGTCATTTTAGTACTCATACCCATACCAAACATTCTTTTAACATACTGTTTATTAGATTCAGCACCCATTTCAGTTGCTTTTGGTTGTCTACCACCAGCCATGCCCATTTTAGTTTTCATACCACCACGCATACCCATTTTGGTTTTTTTACCACCACGCATACCACCCTTGGTGCTCATTTTACTTTTCATTTTTCCTGCCATAATTTTATACCCTTATTTAGATGCAGCTTTTTTAGGTCTACCCTTTTTTTTAGCTGCTGTTTTTTTAACTGTTTTCTTTTTTGGTTTCTTACCACCAACATAAGCTTCATTAACATCAGGTGTAGATAGATCGTCAGCTACATAATGACCTTTGCTATCTCTAGCTCTTACGCCATTCATCTCATCACACTTGCGTTGTGCATCCTCTAAATCTGGATCAGGACCAAATACTGGTCTCCAAATACCATCATCTGAGGCTTCTAAAACTTTATATTGAGGTGGAAATTGACCAGTCTCTGAAACTATATAATTTGCCATAATAAATACCTATTAATCAGAATATACTTTAACCATTTCTAAAGTAATGGAATAAGTATCTCCTGATGAGTGACCTTTAGTAGTAAACAAAATATCTCCTGTTTTACCACTACCTGCGTTATTTGGTAAACCACCAAAATCTTTAAAGTCCATATGCCCATTACTACTTTCAGCAAGTTCCATTAATAAAACATTACTTGAAGCATCTAAGAACATTTGAACAGACATACCCACGATAGCGTGACTAACTCGCATAACTCTAACTTCCGAACAAGCTGTACCTGCTGAGTTAGAAGCTAAGGCAGATACATCCACCTTAGCTACTGCTGATTCTCCTGTGCCATCACTAACATTAGTAAACTTCATAACACAATTTCTTTCACCATCTATTATGGTTTGTGTTGTTACTGCATCAGCCATAATCTATCTCCTATTAAGCGTCAGCAAACGGAGTTACTAAAGTGCCTGAACCTAAAGTGATTCCTTCTACAGCGTATTTAGCACTACCCATTGCAGTTACTTTAATAATACTACCTGCTAATCCACCTTTAGTTGAGCCATTTAATGTAATGACATCATTAGATGCACCAGAAATAAATGTTTTACCTGTAGCATCATTAACTCCTGTATATAAACCACCTACAAATTTATCTGTACCATCTGTAAGTATATCCATATCAGTAGCTGCTGTTTCTACTACAAAAAAGAAAGATGCACCTAAGTTATTTGTTTGATTTGGGTCTCCATCTTCACCTGGAGCTGTTGCTACTATGCTAGGTAAAGTAAACTTACCATCAGCATCATTACAAGTTAATATTTTTCCTGCGTGTGCTGCAACAGTAAGTGTAGTGTCTGCTGTTAAGCTAACTACATTTGCATTACCTGCTGATATAAATCCTGCTAATGACTTAACTGGACCTGAAAATGTTGTTTTTGCCATAATTTTCTCCTCGAAAATAAGTTCTATCGTCTTGGCTTGTCTGCTAGGTCAGTCTATAGAACAATTAAAAATCCTAGATATTGATAATATAACATAAAAAAAAGGGGAGCGTATGCTCCCCTAAAAGTTCTTACGAACTACCTGGTGAACCAAAGATACCTAGTGGATCAGATACACCGAAAGAATATCTTTCTCTCGCTTTATATCTAACATTACCAGTATCGAAGTCTCCATCCATAGTAGTAGTCATAGGTGCTCTAACAAAATGCTTCATTCCATCTGGAACATCTGTTGTGATAAAGAAAGCATTTGTATCAGTTAAATAATGATTAACTGAATAACCTTCTGGAATCACACCATTAGTTTTCACAGCATTTATGTCATTGTCAGCAGTTCCTACTCTGTAATCACTTTGTAGCAATCTTGTAGCTACAAATTGTAGATCACTAGGAATAATAAGCTTTCTAGCTTTTGCTGCAATTTTAAGACCTCTTTCATCAACATATTTGCCGATTTGAATGATTGCATCTTCTAAAGATGTTTCATTTAAGTCTGCACCTGTTGATGGTCTATTACTATTTGTGCCACCATTTACAAGTGGGTGAGCTGTGCTAAATAAAGCGACACCATCACCAGAAGAAAAAGTAGTTGAGAAACCATTATTTAATGGAAACGCTGCTTTTACTTGCTTTGTATAAGACATAGCTCTAGCTAATGCTTTAGTATATCTAGCTGATACTGAAACGTATAGATTATCTTCCATAGCTTCTTCAGTAATGCTGAATCCTAAACCAATAGTTTCATGCGTATATCTAGCGACAAAAGATTCTTGTGCTGTATCATAAGTGATAGCTGCACCCTCATCTTTCACAGGAGCTGCTCCAAAACCAGATAACTTCAATTCTTCTTCAAAACTTCTTTCAGAATTTTCAGTTACATAGATTTCTTCGTGCTCATTCTCATAACGATTGTATTCTTCACCGAATAATGCGTTAAGACCAGGTAAGAGTTGTTTTAACTCGTTAGCTCTTGAAATAGCTGCCATAATTTATCTCCCTTAACCTATACCTGTTGTATTTAACAACTGGTGTCCGACATTAAACATAACTAGTACATCAGTAAACGAATCACCAACAGCACTATCTGGTCCATCAACAAAGTCTACGACTTTTAATGGTAGTGTGTTAGTAGTATTTGCTGTACTACCATCGACTGCGTTTTTACTTGTACCTATTGCTGTACTACCTGCAGTTTGCACAACAGCACAGTTCTTGCCAAGATCATCTTGTCCAAGAGTTTCGTCTGATTGCATTTGCATTAGTATAAATGGGTCAGAAGCAACATACGCAACAATATCATCTGCAGCAGTTGAAGCTGGATAATATTGATTTGGTGTAAATTGACCTGTTGTTGGGTCTGTGTAAGCACAACCAAGGAATACACCAATAGGCGTTAAAGATGTTGTACCAGTATCTTTTTGGATAGTGGTATTAGGGTTATCATCACCCCACTTTACAAAATCTCCATAGAATATGTCTGTGCCATATGCATTTTTAATTTTGTAATGTGTTACTTTTCCTTGATAAGGACTTCCAACTACAGTACCAACTGGTCTTGCTCCATGTGGAGCTGCACTTGATGCCATAATTTTCTCCTAAAAAAAAATTAAATTAATCTAACAAGAAACTATGAATCTTTACCAAATGTTGTTCTTGATTTTCTTTCAAATACTTGTTTGGTAGCCATTCTTGAATCTTGATCCTTGAAATAAGTGTTATCTACAGATTCCATTTGAGACTGTGCTAAATTAGCAAAATATTCATCTCTAGCTTTCGCTTTTTCTAATGGCATCTTACATAACAATTGTCCACCAATCTCAACATTACCTTTCTTTGACCACTCAGAATTATGATCCATCATATGAATCTGTAGTTCTGGATGATCCTCTAATCTACAAGGTTGCCACCCTTCCCTAAGTTTTCTAGATACATTAGGATTATCAGCATTACCTAAAAGGCTAGTTCTGATATACCTAAATACCCATCCTTCTTGTGGTGTAGGGTTTGGTAAGTTTGATGGATTCTCCCAACTTTGAATACGCTGGGAAGCCTCTCGGCTCTCTATCTCCCTAGGGGTACGCTCTACTGAATTTTCTTCAGTTTTATTATCTTGATTATCAGGTAATTCTGACATCTTAGTTCTCCTTTAAAAGCTGATTTGCATACTGCTCAGGCGTTATATTAAGTCGCTTTGCGAGGGCGACTTGGCTCTGTGTCAGATGAATTTTGCGAGGGGTTTTACTGCTATTCCTCGTAGCAGGTGCGACAGGATTAACTACCTGCCTTCTTGGAGTTTCTACAACTTCTTCTGCTTCCACAGGTTGTTGTTGAGATACACCAAAGAAATTTGGAAATTGTTCTCTCATTTTTGCGTCAACCTCAGAATAATACTGCTGAGAGTTTTTTTCAGGGTCTACGCCATTTGCTTGTAATGATTGATCTACATACATAGCAAATGATGTCATCTCTTTATGTATTGGCTCACTACCCATAAACCAAGGGTTTCTTTTTGACCATGCATCCATTTCTGGATCAGGTTGAGAAACATTCTCTTGTTGAGGCTCTACATATTGAGATGCAACTTGATTTTGTAAATTTTGTGCATAACTACCTGCTTGTTGTTCAGCTAAAGTAGCTTGTGCTAACTCAGCCTGTGCTGTAGCCATTTCTTCTGCATTACCTTCTTCATAAGCTTTTTTAAACTTTTCTTGTGCGTTATATCTTGCCCATTGTGCATTATTAAGTGCCTGTTGGTTTAATACATCGCCACCTTGATTAACTATACTTTGTAGTTTCTGATTTTCAGACATCAAGGTTTTTAAAACTCTTGTAGCTTCTTTCGATTCTCTTAAAGCTTGTTCTTTTGCCCTACGTTCTTCGTGATATTCATATTTTATTTTATTAATTCTATCACCAGCAGATTTACTATAATCTGCTATTTCTTTATCTAAAGCTTCATCATCTACAGAATCTCCTTCAGTTTCAACTTTAGGTGTTCTCCTATCTTCTTCAGGTCTTTCATCTATTACCTCTACCTCAATATCTTTTGGGGTTTCAGTATTAATTTCACTTGCAACACCAAAAAATTTATCTTCTGATGTTTGTTCTGATACAGGCTCTGCGTTTGTATCTATGACTTGTTCTATGCTTTCACTCATGCTCTAACTACTCCTGTTGGATCATCTACTACTGCTTCTACAGTATCATCGTTAATTAAACGAAACTCTTTACCATACATTTTCATACGAGTACCTGAATAAGCTCTAAATATTACCCAGTCACCTTCTTTACACCAAGGTCCAGTTGGAAATCTTTTTTTATCAGCATAAGCTTCTGTGCCTAATTTTAAAACATAACCACATATATTAGATGTTTCTTCATCAACTCTAGTTTGACTAGCTTTAATAATTCCACCATCTGTGGTTTCTTTAGCTTCAGGCATTGCTATAAGTATTTTCCAACCTTTAGGTACAGGTAATTGGCTCTTAACCTTTTCACTAGGCTCAGGCTTTTTTACACTTTCTGGTTTTGGAATATTTTTTTCTTTTTTCTTATCCATATTTTGCACGACATAAGGTGTCGAGTTCCTATTCTTTTAAGTGTCGTTCCTTCCAATCAAGAACTTCACGTTCTGCAAGAGCTAAACCTTCTATAACTCCTGTCATTCTTTTATACTCAGGAAAGTCTTTACAACTTCCTGTTGAGATATGATCAGAACATTCATTCATTATCTCCCTTAACTTTTTAGTTAAGTAAGTTGATAGTGATTGCTCATTTATATCATTACTCATTCAATTTGCTATCATCAGCTAAATCTTTAGCAATGTCAAGACCTTTTTTATAATCATCCAATACTTTATCTTCTGATCTCTCTTGTCTATCTAGCAAATCGCTAGCAATCTGCATACCTGTTTTTAAACCACTAGCTTCTTGTTGAGCTTCAATTCTTTTTTCTTCTAACTCTTTATTAGCTACAGCTTTAGCAGCATCTACAGCAAGCTTGCTTTCATCAATTCTTAATTTACCTTCTACTTGTTTTTCTTTAATTTCAAGTTCTTTTTGTTTAGCAAGTATTAATGGGTCTTGTGCTTGTTCTTGTATTCTAGCTTGTTCTGCTTGTGCAGCATTTGTTGTAGCCACTCTTTGTGCTGCTTCAGCTACAAGAACAGATATTCTTTTCTCAACATCTGCAGGTAAAGGCTCACCGACTGGTGGTAACTCTACACCCATCTCTCTTTCAACTTGATCTCTAAACTGCAATGAAAGATGTTGCATTATGTAATCTGATCCAGAACTCTGTATAACTTGTGCATTTGGACTTTGTTGTACTTTTGCTTGTACATTTGGGTCTTGCTGTGCAGCTACCAATGTATTGATATGAGCTTCATGGTCTTGGAACTCATATGCTTGTACAGGTTTACCATTAAGTATATTTTGTACTGCAGTAACTGGATCAACTGGTGGCACATCTTCTTGTGGTGGCACTATCTTATCTGCATCTTTAATACCTAATACTTCAAGCATTTGTCTATGTAATTGACCTAAATCGTATAACTGTGGTGCTTGTTGTGCTAACTGCATAGCAGCCTGATATTGCATAATTCTTTGAGCCATAGTTGCTGCATTAGGGTCTGATACTGGTAATACATCTACTCTAGCATCAAAATCTTGTATTGCTATTTGTTGCCCTTCTTCTACTTGATATGGATAAGATGGGTTAGTAAAGTCTTTAATAACACCCACAAGTATTTCAAACTCTCTTTTCATAGAGGCATGAAGTCTAGCTTGTACAGCAGACATAACTTTCATGTTTCTTTCTAATAGTGCTAGCGTTGTACCAACAGGTGCCTGACTATTCATATCAGATACTTTCATATCAGATATGCTGGCAAATCTTTTACCTTCTTCTACTATGTTACCTAATAGTTGAAATAAAGTTCCTGAAGGCTCTTTATAAGGTAAGAATGTAATATTATCTCTAATAGCACCACCTGGCACATCTACATCTCTAAACTCACCAGGCATAATAGGACTATCATCACCTTTAATACGCAATCCTCTAGCTTTTAAACCACCTGGTAAATTACTTAAAGTACCTGCATCTACAAGCTGTCTAAGTATTGATGTGGCTGATTTAGCTAATCCACCTATCATATGAATCAATCCAAAACCATAAAAACCTAGTCCTGGCAAATATTGATAGTGAACAAAATGCATCCTTCTTAATTTAGCAGGATCATCTTCATAATAATTTCTTCTAATGCTTAATATAATGCCAGAAGGATTATCTATCGTTACTACATAAGGCAACGCAATACCTGTATCTTGACCATTAGCATCTTTATCTTCAAACCCTTTAAGGTCTAAATCTACCTGCATCTCTAAGATAGTATGACGTGTATCATAGTCATAGCTTTCTGATTCACCTGTCATCTCATTATATTTCTTAGTAATATCAGATGATGATGGTGTAGCATCAGGTAGCTCTATATCTCTATAAAAACCATTGACTTGCATCTTTCTTATATCATTAGATGACTTCTTCATCACATGAGTAGCTCTCTCACAAGTTTCTAAATCACTTGCACCATAATTAACTACAACATCTTCAGCAGGTACGAATATACCACTTGGTCTATTTAGTGTTGGATCAAAGTAAACTTTTCTAAATGCTGAACCTGCAAGTGGTAAAGAAAATAACATCTTTTCTGTTTCACTTCTATATTCAGTCATTTCATGGGTTAAAAGATAATTTAAGTAATCTTGAACTCTTTGACTTTGTTTTTCTTTAGCAGAATCTATTGTGCCTACTATCTTAGTTCTTACAGGACCTGCAGCAGGAAATATCTCTGATATAGCTTGAGATTGAAACTTTATTACAGCTTCACTTAACATCGGATGAAATACACCACAGGCTCCTGCCCAAGGCGTAGTTCTTTCTTCTATCTTTAATCCCAGTTGATCTAAACCTTTAACATAGGTTTCTTCCCATTCTGATCTTGAATCTTTGTCTGACTGATAAGCACCTATTAGTTCATTACCTATGGAGGTAAGCTCATCTTCATCAATAAAATCTACTAAGTTAGAATCAAAGCTAGCATCTGTCATTTCAGATGCACTTGGGTCAAAATCAACAATCATGCCACCATCTTCGGTTTCTGTTGTTTCAACCTCTACTTCTACTTCTGGTTCCATTTCTACTAATCCATCTACTGGTGTAGCAGGAACAAATTGTTTTTCTATAGCCATAGTCTCCCTAGTAATAGTCTGCTGTTCTGTTATGTTCTAGTGGCTCATCTTCTTCATCTGAATCAAGAGGAACAAAACCACCTTGCCTAAATCTTAATAATGCTTGCGTACTGCTATCAACTAGATCATCATGTTCCATATTAGGGAATCCAGCAAACTGTTCTATAGTTTCTTCTGCCCATCTAGTCTCAGGTGCCCATATAACACCAGAAGCAAATAAATCTGATACAGCATTTACTCTTGATATTTTATCATTACCACGACTTGGTGTGTATTCTTGTACAGGAATACCCGTTGCTCTTAACTCAAAGATAAGAGGCATACCTGCAGCCTTAGCTTCTACAATGAACGCATCTGGTTTATAGGCGTTATACTTCTCTAAAGCCATTTTCTTTAAATCTGGGAACTCTAAACGCTCCTGATAGGCATCTAGTAGTATTAGTTGTGGAGCAACAAAACCTTCGTCATTCTCTTTATAAAAAACACCCCATGTAGTACACGCTGAAAAATCAGCTCTTTGTGTCTTTAGGAACGCTGTATCCCAAGATTGAATTATAAACTCACAATCTGGAGGATTCCTACCTTCCCATGTTCGCCACCATTCTCGTTTAACAAGAGCACCTTCTTCAGATGTAGGGTCTTGTTGATATTGAGCCATCCACTTAGAACTAGGTAATTCAGCTTTCAAAGCTTCTAATTCTTCTAACTTCCAGAAAGCACTCCACAAAGCTTTCCCAGATGGCAATATTGCAGGTAATTCAATTACCTCCCATTGATCGGCTCCACCACGTTTAATACTAGCGTCTATAACTTGTCCAGTTAGGTCTTTATTATGCCATCTTGTCATCACTACAACGATTGCACCATTAGGCTGTAAACGCTGTCTAGGACCAGATGTGTACCATTCATAGGTACGATTAAATACATTGATGTCTGCAGAGGCTCCTTCTTGTTCAGAGTGCGGGTCATCAATGATAAGTAGATCAGCACCTTTACCAGTAACTGCTCCACCCACACCAATCGCAAAATATTCACCACCTTTGTTCGTATTCCAACGACCCGCAGCTTTAGAATCCGACTGCAAACTAACATTGGGGAATATACGCTTATAATCTTTGCTTCCTACAAGGTTTCTAACCTTACGACCAAAGCCTACAGCTAGTTCTGCAGTATGAG